GATATTATGTTGCTGTTTGCGAAAAACCATTTGGGTTCGTTTACCCTGAAGAGGATCTTGAAGATAAACCTTTATGGGTAACAATTTCTGGAACTATTGGAGAAATGTGAAATGTTTAATCCGTGCATCGCGTCGATATTCATGAACAATATCGATCAAAAAATTGTTGCTCTACAAAAACAAGTTGTAGAAAAATATAACGTATCAAAGATCCCTCACTATCATATCTACACTGAAGCAAATCCAGGTTACACCATGGATAAACTTGTTGATATGTTAGAACAGAAAGGTCATGATGCAATCATGTTCTTAGATATTGATTGTTTGCCACTTGAAAACAATGCGCTCAATTATTTCTTCGAACGAGCCTACATGGGAAAGATAATTGGTGATGCTCAGCGTAGTAACCATATTCAAAATGATCAGCATGTATTTGCTGCTCCGCATAACGTAACATTCACAATTGAAATGTATCGTAAACTTGGCAATCCTTCGTTTATGCCAAACTATCGCGGTGATGTTGCAGAAGAGTTGACTTTTAAAGCCAGAGAGAGTAATATACCTATTGAGATCATAATGCCATTGCGTTATGATGCACCACCGATTCGTATGGCATGGGAATCGAAAGATTCTCCACCGTATTGGGATCTTGCAGATGGTATGCCAAAGTATGGCATTGGTACGACATTCGGTCTTACAAATAAAGATGGTACAACATTGGATCTGTTTTGGCATATGTACCAGAGTTTTCATCCAGGACAGAATGAAAGATTTACAAAGAAATGTGAGGAACTTTTAAATGGCTAATCGTAGTGACTTTTTTAGTGCAAAACTTCCGCGTCAATGGAAGCGCATTCTTGCCATGGGGCAAACTTATGGATGGGATGGCGATGAACACAATCGCGGTAATCTTAAAAATCTCATGATTCAAGCGCATGCTAATCATGTTGCATTTAAGATGAAGCGTCATAGTACAGAGAATCGCGACGCGAGTGATGGTGAATAATGAACTCTCTTGCAGAACTTCGTGATTTCCTTTCTACAAAGGAAATACAAATTAAAGAGTTCGGTGGTTGGTATCTAAAAGTTGGTAAAGATACTTGGACAATGCTTGATGGTGTTTATTACAGAAACAATCTTCCGCAAAGTCTAAAAGATAAAACTGTATTTGATTCATACACAAAGGTAAAACAAAATGTCGAACATCAAAGCAATGAAACTCGTAAGTGGCGAGGAATTAGTAGTAGAAATTACAAATGAAGAAGGTGATCTAATCACTTTCAAGAATCCTGTTGCTTGTGTAATGCAGCGCAGCGAAAAGGGACCAATGCTTGGCTTCATGCCATGGATGCAAGCGGCTGATGGTCCATTTACAATTACTCGCGATAATATTATTGTTGTCGCAGAAGTTGCCGATGAAGTGAAAAACGGGTATAATCAAATCTTCGGAGCAGGAATTGTCGTTCCTCCTAAAGATTTGATTGTGGGGTAATGCTTGGCTGATTTCTATACAAACATCTCGGTATCTGGAAAATATATCCTCTATCGTGGTGTCGAGAATGATAAGAGGGTCAGACGGAAGATTGAATTCCGTCCGACCTTTTATCTCATTGCAAACGAGAAAACAGATTACAAGACTCTCAGTGGAGAGTTTGTCAAGTCAATTGAGCCAGGAACAATTCCTGAGTGTCGTGAATTTCTAGAGAGGTACGAAAGTGTCGATAATTTCCCTGTTTTTGGTAATAATCGTTATGAGTATGCTTTTATTGCCGATCGTTATCCTGATGATATTCTTTGGGATATTAACAAAGTTACTATCGCTTATCTCGACATTGAGGTTGGATCCGAGAACGGATTCCCTGAGCCACGAGATGCCAACGAATCAATCACCGCCATCACTATCAAACTTAAAGGTAATTATTTTGTGTTTGGTGTCGGCGATTATAGCAAGCACCGTGACGACGTGCACTATGCAAAGTGTCGAGATGAACTCGACCTTATACGAAGATTCATTGACTTCTGGACAAGATTCCACCCAGATGTGGTCTCAGGATGGAACGTCAAATTCTTCGATATCCCATACCTTGTAAATCGCATCACCAAACTTCTTGGTGAGGCTGAAGCCAAGAAACTTTCTCCGTGGAATCGATTGTCATTGCGTGAAGCAATGATCATGAATCGCGAACATCAAGTTTATGATCTTGATGGTGTAGCAACTCTTGACTACATCGAATTGTATCGCAAGTTTACTTACTCGCAGCAAGAGTCATACCGACTGGACAATATTGCTCACGTTGAGTTGGGCGAAAAAAAGATCGATTATTCTGAGTTTGAAACTCTTCATCAACTCTACAAGCATGATTATCAGAAATTCATTGAGTATAACATCAAGGACGTAGAACTTGTTGAGAAACTCGAAGAAAAGATGAAGTTGATTGAGTTGGCTTTGACTCTTGCGTATGACAACAAAGTAAACTATGATGACGTCTTCACGCAGGTGCGCATGTGGGATGCGATTGTCTACAATTATCTTCTAAAGAAAAAAATTGTAATCCCTCAAATGAAGCGCGGATCAAAGAGTTCGCAATATGAGGGCGCGTATGTTAAGGATCCAATCCTTGGCATGCATGAATGGGTTGCGTCATTTGACTTGAATAGTCTGTATCCGCACTTGATTATGCAGTACAATATTTCGATGGAGACTTTGATTGAGCCATCGAAGTATAACGATAACATGCGTGGATTGCTACAGAACTGCAATATCAATGTTGAGTCTTTGCTCAATCAAGAAGTTGATACAGAAATTCTGAAACAACTTGGCGTAACACTTACGCCAAATGGTCAATTGTTCCGCACTAATGAACAGGGTGTGCTTCCTGAGATTATGGATAGTATGTACAAAGATCGTACACGCTATAAGAAGTTGGCGCTGGAAGCCAAAAAGAAAATCGAAACTGTTCTTGACGATAAGAATCAAGTGAAGTATTTGGAGAATCAAATCTCACGATACAATAACCTTCAGTTGGCTAAAAAGGTCACGCTGAACTCTGCTTACGGTGCACTGGGCAATCAATACTTCCGCTTCTTTGATATTCGTATCGCTGAAGGTATTACGACCGCAGGTCAGTTGTCTATTCGTTGGATTGAGAAGAAGATCAACGAGTATATGAACAATCTTCTCAAAACAAAAGATGAAGATTATGTCATTGCCTCTGATACTGACTCAATCTATTTGAACATGGGTCCGCTGATCAAAAAACTTTATCCTGATACTTCTGACACCAAGAAAGTCATTAAGTTCATGAACAAAGTTTGTGACGATAAGATTCAACCGTTCATTGACTCATCGTATCAAGAATTGGCTGACTATGTAAATGCATATCAGCAGCGCATGGAGATGAAGCGCGAATCTCTTGCAGACAAAGCAATCTGGACTGCAAAGAAACGATATATTCTAAATGTGCATGATAGCGAAGGTGTGGCATATGCCAAACCAAAACTCAAGATCATGGGTCTTGAGGCTGTCAAATCCTCAACGCCATCTGCTTGCCGTGTGAAGATTAAGGAAGCAATCAATATCATTATGACGCAAACGCAAGATGATTTGCATAAATTCATCGAGCAATTTAGAAATGAGTTTAAGGAGTTACCTGTTGAAGATATATCATTCCCACGCTCTGTGAATGGCTTGACAGAGTATGGTGATGCCGCAAATATCTTCAAGAAGGGCACACCTATTCATGTAAAGGGTGCATTGGTGTATAATCACTTCTTGCGAGAATTGAAACTCAATAAGCGTTATCAAGAAATTCAAGAGGGTGAGAAGATTAAGTTTGTTTATTTGAAGCAACCGAATATCTTTAACAATAACACTCTTGCATTTATATCTGCGCTGCCAAAGAAACTTGGTGCTGAGCAATATATTGACTATGATCTGCAATTTGAGAAATCATTTCTTGAGCCACTTGATATTATTCTTTCTGCAATCGATTGGCAGAGTGAAAAGATTGATTCACTGGATTGCTTTTTTAATTGAAATGATGTATAATAGATGTA